TTCAAACAAGGATTGTCAAGGATTATCTTCTTCTTGCTTGTATTTCTCGGTCTATCCACCTTTGAGCAACACGATTATTTACTTTATTAGATAATAGTGCTTTCACTCTTTTAAAACAAGAATCAAACAATTTACCATCTTTATCAACCTCATTATTATCTACTATAATAAAGTTAGTGCCACCAAAGTATCTTTGGAACTTACCCATGTTATTTTGCACTTGATTCCATAAATCTTTTACCATACTATCTTTCAGAGTTCTTGCTCTTCTTTTATTATTTTCAAGTGCGACATCAAGTGATGTATTTACAAATATCATGTACACATCATATCCAATTTGTTTTAGGTCAGCTGCTTGAGTTGTAATTTTATTATAGTCTTTTCCTGTGCCGTCTATCACTAATCCTAAACGACCCTCAACATAATTATCCCTGCTTAATTTAGTTAATGCTTTTGCTTTACCTCTTACTTTATCTCTTGCTACCAATTCATCATCTGGCATTTTCAAACTCAATCCTGCTTTTTTGAGAAGTTTTTCAAACGCAACATCTGAGTTAACTATTTTTAGTCCTGTACCACCTGTGGATTTTCTTACCACATATGATTTACCACTACCTGGCCCGCCTGCCATAAAGAATGCTTTAAATATGTTGGGGTCGTACAGTCCTTCTTGTAATTGTTTTAGTGTTATCATTATCTTTTCTATAGTTATCTTTAGTTGTATTTAGGTCAAGTTTTCTTGTTCTTGATTGACTCAAAAAGTTCATGTTCTTAATTTTATTCTTAGCTTTGTTTGTCATATTAAACTCCAAATTTTTGTTGATTAATCAAACATGATATAGGTTTACTATAGTTATCCCCCTTTATATTATTGTACGACTGCAATCTCTTACAACACTCATGTGTATCACATGACTATTTGTTGGCGGTGTGAGAGAGTGTCTTAGTTTAGAAATAAGATAATTACCAGATGCGAAGTCAATTTCATCATCATCATGGTCTTGTCCTGTTATTGGAAATGATAATTCCACTATATCACCTGCTGAGTATAAACTGTTTCCATGTATAGTCATATTTATCATTTGACCATTTTCCAACTCAACCACCTTAGCATCTAATTGTTGAATCCAATCTTTTGGTTTATTTGATTCATATATAGTTTTATTATTTGTATAATGTTGTGCATCTTTATTACTAACTGTTGATGTTGGGTGTAATCTTATTGTAGAATTTTTAAAATCACCTAAATCTTGTAATAAACTTTTATGATACATTGGATTTGGATTGTTTTCTATTCTCATAAATTTTTTAAAATCACTAAAATAGTTATATTCTGCTTTGTCATAACTTTTACTATAAATGTCATGAGTGATAAGAGTAGAACCTAACATACCACTTATTAAATTCATAGCTATGTCTTTACTACTAACAAAAGTATGTTCTAATATCCTCTTGTGTGCTTGTATAAGTTCAGAATCATTAGGTGCTAAAGCATTTTTTCCAGAAGCTTCTGATATACTAGTGCTTGCATCTTTTACTGTTTCACCAGAGTGTAGTCTTCCAATGTAAGGGCGAGCAAATAAACTTTGTATTGATACAAAATTAAATCCATGTTTGTTTTCAAAAAATAAATAATGTGGGGATAAATCTATAGAGGAAGTTGCCTCTCTTTTCAAGTTGTTTATCAATGTATATGGATTTATATTAGGTGATATAATTTTTCTAACTCCAGAAGTCTTTTCTATGTTTAATTTTTTTCTTGTACCAATTTTATTTTTAAGTAAATCTCTTACAATATTAGATATATCATCTGTATAACTTTTTGATATTCTAGTATTAAGATTAATTAAAAGTTCTTTTGTAACTAAAGTTAAAACATATGTAAACGCACCAGAATCACCTACTACTTCTTTGTTTGCAATTGAAGAAACAAATAATTCTCTATCACCTGAAAAATCAAGAGTATTAAAATCATCATTAGCGTTAGGTGATGAAAGTTTCATCTCAACATATTCTTGACCGACAATTGGTAATTTATCAACAATATTTTCTGTATCTACAATGATTATTTGTGCAGTCATACTACTAGTGTATATACTTTCAAATATGTCAATTTGTATGCAAACATTTAATAAGTCTACAAACACCTCTCTTGATGGTGAAAATATTTTAAGTGATTCTAACTGAAATTCTCCAGCATATTGTGTTTGTTCTAATGCTTGCGCCATAGTATTAAATGTTTGATTCTTTCATTAAATTTCTAAACTCTGCTACAAATGTGGTTATATAACTAGGGTCTAATAGTCTTATTTTTCTTTTTGCATCTTGCACTTCTTGTTCGTGTTCATAATTAGTAATTGCAGTTGCTGTTGGGTAATCTGAATTACTAGTTCCAATATTAATTTTAATAGAAGTATCACCAGATTCTTGTGGTATTTCATAATGATGAATTGCATCTAGATTATCATATTTGTCATTTATGTATTCTAAAAATTGTGCTTCTGTCATTGGCCAATCATGAAATCTATCAGAAATATTATTTATCATTAATACAACCCAATGTAATTGTGAATCATTGTAAAGTTTGTCTGCAATTGATTCAGGTGTTTCACCATTTCTTACATCATATGTGTCATATAACAAAGTATTTGTCTTAACTTTTGCTCTTAATCCAACTCGTCTTAGTAGATTAGTAACATCTTTAAACTTATAGTTTCCCTCTGAATCATAAGGTATTACTGGAAAATTATTAAAATACATATTAGAATCCTTCCTCTATTCTTTCTCTTGTTATTGGCTCCATTTCTAGAAAGTTTAATGTTATTGTAGTTTCAACAACAGGAGCTCCATCTGTTTCACCTGTAAATGTTTGGTATTTAGCACCACCATACTTAACATTAAATCCTTGCAATACACAAGTTGATATTTTGTGTAGAAATTCATTTTCTGAACCATTATACATGTATTGTATGTCAAATGTATTTGGTACAATCATTCTTCTACCTTTATCTGCACTACCATCTATCTCTGGTAACATGTTATATTTGAATGCTCTTATAATCTCTCTAATTTCTTTAGCTTCTCTTTGACTTCTCGGTATCATTTTAAAAGTATAATCAAACTTTCTTTTTGTAATACCTTGAAATGCAAGTTCCATTCTATTAGAGTAAATTCTACCTTTTCTCATGAAATCAAGTTCTCTAGTTCCTTTCATTCCAGGCAACACACTTGCAGTTGATAACATAACTTCTGTTATCGCTTGAATGACTGCTTCATCCATATTGACTATTTGATTACCCACTTCACTATAATCACCAGCTGAAAAAGCAGACATTATATCTCTAACATTTTCAGAGAACATACCTATCTCTGTATCAGTATAATCAGATTGATATGATGTTGAAACATCCATTGGCATATACATTGATATTGCAGTTTTCAATCTTGTTGTTGGTGCTCTTTTTACAGTTATACCAGCAAATTCTTTATTTTTTTGTCCTTCAAATCCACCAGAAGTTAGACCACCTTTTCTATTTTCTGCACCACCAGAACGATAAAAATCATCTCCCCCATAAAGTCCACCCATAATCATATCATTAAATTCTTTTGATACTGACTTTGTAATATTTATATTTGTTTGTTCGGCAACATCAAGAACCTTAGTTTTTACTTCATCAAATTCATTTGATACTGAGTTAATTGTTTTCTTAGTTGTTTTGCCACCTTTATCAACATAATCTTTTACTAAAGAATGTGCTCCAACATCAACTCTTTCACCAAATTTTAGTTGAGCGTGATTTTGTTCATTAATAAAAAACATAATATAATGTCCATGATTTCCTGTTTCTCTACCAGATTCTACATCAAGTGGAAAACTAAGATGTGATGTAGTGTATTTTGTTCTTTCAGATAGTTTAGCAGTATCACTAGAATTACCTATGCCAGGTATTCCACGAATGATATCACCAACTCCACCTACTACCTTTTTAAATACTCTGGTCTTTACCTGAGTTGATATTTCTTTACCTAAGTCGAATGCCATGTCTAAATAGTTCCATATAGTTTACATTATTTATAACGATTATGACATATAAAGGAAAGTTTAAACCAAAAAACCCCATCAAGTATAGAGGCGATGTTAAAGACATTGTTTATCGTTCATCATGGGAATTGAAGATGATGAAGTACTGTGATACCACTAAGTCCATTGTTGAGTGGGGTAGTGAAGAAGTGGTGATACCATATGTATCGCCGTGGGATGGTCGTTATCATAGATATTTCCCAGATTTCTATGTTAAAGTTCGTGATAAGAATAGTAATATAAAG